TAAAAGAATTAGAAAAGATTGAGCAGACAGCTCGTGAAGCACAATCGGCATTACGCCAAGCATATCGGTTAGGCCTCATGCGTTAATAATGGGGTTTCATAGACGATATATTACGAATAAGCTCGTTCGTTATTGTTATAGTACAAATGGCATTGACTCGTTAAAACAATTGTTAACGGCCGATGCATTTATTTCTGAAGAAGGAATATCATCATCATTTTTACGTATGGCAAATAACGAACGAGTTTGTTGGTTAAAGATTGAAAAAATGATTTACAAAGATATTTATAACAAAGGGACGGGTATGTTAACAGAAGCTCAAAAAATAAACGTAGCTGTTATATTAGCGGATAATGCATACTCAAGGGACCAGAAGTTAATAGAACTAAAAGCATATCTGTCCAAATTTAAGTCTGAATTTGATGCTGATGGAATTGAATATACATTTTTAGCATCACAAATATTAAAGGAGTACTATGAAGAATTTAACAGAACTCGAGATATTAGACGATGAATATGATTTATTTTGCATGTTAGCCGATGATGAAAAAATTGAATTTTTATTCGATGCATTAACAATAGGTGTTAGTGATTCAATGCTTAAGCAATTATACAAACCAAAACCAGATGGATTATCAGTGAAATCATCTTCTACAGAAGATATCTCAGTTGGACCTAATCGTTTATGTATCTGCGTATTTGATGACATCTTAACATTGAATTCGGATAGTTTACGTGTCATACGTGCTTTTGTGCGAAAATTCTTTCGCGACGGATTTATTTTGGTACGTACAAATGAAATTAGAAAAGAAAAAGATTTTGATATTTACAAATATTTTAAGGCTTACAACATATATAAGACCGGTAATCCTATTTGTGAAAATTGATACATATAGTTAATCAATTATGAGCTTTAATCGTCAAGTCATTAATTTCAATGACAATTTTCTTATTATCAAACGTCGTATACGTGAAAACCATTTACGTCCAGATTACGACTTAGAAACATTAAAACAATGGGCAATAGCTGATATGGTGTTACGTAAAGATGGATTTCTATACCTCTGTGAAACAATACATGATGCGGAAATAATCGAAACTTTTTCCGAATAATATTTGGTACTTTGCCAAATTTATCTTATTTTTATACAAAATAAAAAATATGAATGATACAACTCGTTTAGGTTATGCCTGCGTCAATATGACGTTGACTAGCCGGCCCCGTAAACTCGGCGGCCCTGTAACAACATCTCGTACGCTGCGTAAAGATACCTGGCAACCGTTTTGGAATTTGACTCTCGTAGGTGAGAAGGCACTAGCTAATGCCAATGATTTGCTACATTATCTCAAATGGAATGAAGAGAATAAGATTCGCTTGTTTCGTATTGGCTCAGAATTGTTTCCATGGCATGATCATTATGAGTTACGTGACCTGCCGCAATATGATGAAATAGCTGCCAAGTTGTTTGAATGTGGTGAGTATGCACGTGCGCATGGTCATCGATTGACTACGCATCCTGGTCCGTTTCATGTACTTGGTTCTCCAAAGCCTGAGGTTGTTGAAAGATCGCTTATCGGTTTAGAACGACATTCTGAAATGTTTGACCTTATGGGATTCGAGCCGTCATTTGAAAATAAAATTAACATACATGTAGGTGGTTGTTATGGCGACCATAAAACGACGGCGCAACGATGGCTTATGAATTACTATCGTTTATCCGATCGTTGTCGATCGCGTTTAGTATTAGAAAATGATGATAAGGCATCGATGTTTTCTGTTCGTCAATTATTTGAATTGTTTCATGTACCAGCTGGCATTCCTATCACGTTTGATTATCATCATCATACATTTCATCCAGATGAGCTTAGTCAATACGAAGCGTTAGATATGGCTAGCTCGACATGGCCAGATGGTATACGTCAATGCTGTCATTATTCCGAAGGTCGTATTGTCGAGCAACGTTTCATGTTAGAACAAATCATGGAACGTAATAACATCCAGTATGACAATTTAGATCAATGGCCAACATTGTCAGCAATACAACGTGAAATTGCTAAGACACGGCCACAAGCTCATTCTGATTATATTCAAGATGAAATTAACACATACGGCAAGACATTAGATATTGTAGTCGAAGCCAAAGCTAAAGAGTTAGCGGTTTTACGTTACCGCGATATTTATGTTTATAACAATCAAAAAGAAAAGGTTTTATTATGAAAGACAAAGACAATGTATTAAGAATAATCGACGAGGCAGATAACATGCTTTTAATCTTAATCGACTTAGCAAAAAAACAAGCAATTGATACAAATGAAGCAGTACGACGTTTAACTGAGATTCGCCGTAAAATTCAATTTGTAAATGATCGAGTTAATATCAGTTAAACATGAAACGCATTTTACCATATTTTATCGCTATCGCTGCTCTGGCATTAGCCGGAACGTCGGCGTATTACTCTATTTTTGGATTATCAAAATTCTATGCAGGCGCGGCAAATGCTGTTATACTCATGGGTATTGCGATTGAAGCATCTAAAGTAATTGCGACATCAGTACTGCATCAATATCATAAAGTTTTGTCTTGGCCAATTAAAATCTATTTAACTTTGGCTATTGTACTTTCAATGATAATTACCAGCGCTGGCATATATGGATTCCTTACAAATGCATATCAACAAACTGCAACAAAGGTTGAGTTACTAGATGGCGAGATTGGCGTAATTGAAAATAAGAAAACATATTTCAAAGACAACATAAATCGTACGCAGTCAATTATCGACGGTAAAAATAATCGAATAAATACATTATCAACGGTACGGTCGCAACAAGAACAACGTTTACAAACACTGTATGATTCTAAATCAACAGCAGCTGCTAAACGTACAGAAGCGTTAATTAAAGATGCAGATAAACAAATTAACAAATTGACAATTGAAGTTGATTCATTGAATGTTACTATCACATCATTAAATGATAGTATCAGTGTATTAGACAAAAATATACTTGATAAAAACACTGATTCTGATGTGGCTGGTGAAGTAGGACCCTTACGATTTATTTCTAAATTAACAGGCGCCTCGATGAATACAGTAGTTAACTGGTTTACCATTTTACTTATACTTATATTTGATCCATTGGCAGTTGCATTAATAATTGTACTCAATCGTATTACAAAAAAAGATGATGATACACCTACACCGATAAATGTCGATATCATTCCACCAAAACCAATTATTGATAATGATACCCAAATTACTACTCAAACGGATGTATGGGATACGATACTCGAAGAAAGTAAAAATGAACCTACTAAGATTATCGAAGATCCAATCGATCCAAATAATGTTTACGACGAAAAACCAAAACCAAAAAAACAGAAAAGATCTGGTAGTAAACCAGTATATTGGTAATTTTAATTTTAATCTATGAGTTTTAAGACAAGAACAATTAAAGGCGAGCGATATATGATATGTCGCGCAAGTAGTCCATTGGACAAATATTATAACGGGCATGTATGTGATTCGTGGTGCCGAGTCGGTAAAGAAGCCGATGCAATTTTATGCTATAAATGTACAATGAGTTTAACAGAGCCACCGGAATATCACGGCGGTTATAAGACAAAAGGATATCCACGTGGTTGGCAGTTTATGAAAGAATTTGTGCATACAGATGGTACTGTTTATTTCAAAGGAAAGGAACAACCTGAATTAAAAGGTACATTACCTGTATCAGATTTTAGTAACAAACCACAAAAACCAAAACTAACAAAACGAGAAAAGGAAGAATTGAAAGACCAGTTGTTACAACAAATGATATTTGTACGAGGACAGTTAGCCAATTCAAAACTTAAAAAAGATATCAATTCAAATAGAACTCAATTAAAGAAAATTGAGAGACAAATAAAAAAGCTCAATTAATATTTGGACTTTAGTAAAAATTTTTATATAATTATCGTATGAGTTTGTATGATGAACGACCAGCCAATCCAAAGGCACAAAGTTATGAAAAAGAAGAACCATCGTTGTACGAGACTGTATCAGAACAGATGGCAACGTTAATGGATTTTGATGATTCAGTTATTTATTTAACAACTGAAATCGATGAAACTACATTAACTGATTTAATGATTCGTATAAGAGCTATACTAAAAAATCGACCAGAAGAAAAAGCTGATGAACCAGTTAACATTGTTATTAATTCACCAGGTGGCAACTTTTTCGAAATGTTCGGAATCATTGATTATTTTGAATCATTATCTGTAAAAGTTAATACTATATGTCGAGGTCAGGCAATGTCAGCCGCGGCTGTTATATTAGCTTTAGGGACAGGTACTCGTATGATGAGTAAACGATCGGTTGTCATGTTTCATCAATCATCGAGTTATTTAGATGGTAAGATGAGTGACTTAGCATCGTATTTAGAATATGTAAAACATTTAGAATCAACCGTACATAATATATTGGCAGAACGAACTAAAAAAGATGCAAGTTGGTGGAAAGAACAAATGAAATCTGATTTATTTCTTACAGCCGAACAATTATTAGAATACGGAGTTATTGACGCAATAATTTAATTAATATGAGTTTAACAGTAGAACAAATTGAAAAAAATTGGGAAGAATTTCAAGAAGTCATTGAATCACATTTTCCAGAAGAACGAGCTAAAAAGATTTTAGCAATGTACGATGATTTAGGAGATCGAGTTAATACAGCACCTGCATCATCAGTCGACCATTATCATAACGCCTTCATAGGTGGATATATCGACCATGTACTACGAGTTACACATTGTGCTAAGCAAGTATATCAGTTATGGAAAGACAATGGCGCAGATATGTCTGGTTATACAGAAGAAGAATTAGTATTTGTAGCATTACATCATGATTTAGGTAAATTAGGATTTCCAGGTAAAGATGGTGAAGTTTACATACCTAATGATTCTGAATGGCATATTAAAAATCAAGGTAAAATTTTCAAACATAACGAAAATAATCCATTTGCGTTAGTTAATGACATGTCATTGTGGTTATTGCAATACTATGGTATTACAATATCATTTAACGAAATGTTAGGCATTAAATGCACAGATGGGCTATATGATGAAGCAAATAAACCTTATTTCATATCAAGATCGAAAGATTCAAAATTACGTACCAATTTACCGTATATCATGCACCAAGCTGATTTAATGGCAGCGAGAATGGAATATGAAAAATGGAGAGACCAAGCACCTCAAACCGTAACTAAATCAAAACCAGCTACACCAAAAAAAGCAGTTAGTTCATCATCACAAGGATTAGATACTAATCGTTTATTTAAGGATTTATTCGGAGCGTAATATGATTATAGCAATATCAATTTTATCAGTATTATTAATAGCAGCTGCGTTTATAATTTTTAACTTGTTACGTAAAGTTGAAACGTTAGAAACGTATGTAGAAGAATTAGAAGTATCAAATTTAAGTTATGATAATTTTTATTCTGAATTGAAACAACATGTTGGCAGTGCATATTCATATATACGAAATTTAGATCGTTTAGGTTCGTTTGAATCAGATGATGAAACCGGAACAGTATTCAAAGAAATTAAAGCTGTATTAGATATGTTAAACAAAGGAATTTAATGTCAGCAGTTCGTAAGTTTTATGAGTGGTATGATAATGAAGTTGCAGCTACTCAGGCAATTAAACGTAGAGGTCGTAAACCAAATGACCGACAATATTTTACATATATTACAGAACAAGCAATAATTGCATATAATAAAGAAGATAATCAAATCTTACGCAATAAAATTTACAAAGAACATATTGATTATCCATTTAACAAATTAGTCGAAAATGTATATCATACATTTAAGTTTAGTTATTTTGATGTACCATATGAAGATGTTAAATGCGAAGTTGTAGCATTTCTTAATGAAAAAATTGACAAGTATACCGAAGGTAAAGGTAAAGCCTTTTCATATTTTTCAATAATTGCTAAGAATTATCTTATTATACAAAACAACACAAATTACAATAAATTAAAACGTAGAGCTGAAACAACTGAAATAGATGATACACGTGATTTAATTAATGAAGTAAGTCTAAACAATTATCAAGAATCATTACGAGACTTTGTAAAACAATGGTGTGCTTGGTATGATTCAAATATTAATCGTGTATTCACAAATAAACGTGATATTCTCGTTGCAGATACTATCATTGAATTATTTCGTACAGTCGATCATATAGAAAATTTCAATAAGAAAGCTATTTATATTCTTATCCGTGAACGTACTAATCTTAAAACGCAGAATATAACTAAAGTATTAAACGTATTGCGTTCAGATTTTGAACGTATGTTTAAGCGATATACAGAAACCGGCCATATAATCTACTAAAATAGTACCACCCGATATTTATTATTAAATAAAGGGTTACTATGAATAATGAATTTGAACTATTCAAAGGTACAACGTTTTCTGATCTAATGCGCGATGTCTATCACAATTCAAAAAAGAAATCGCGCCAGATCGATACGTTAATACAAGAGTTACAGCCATTAGTAAAAAACATCGGTGATGCTACTGTTATCGTACCTCTTATCAAAGACTATTTAGAAGTATCAGTTAAAAACGATGATGCGTTAGTTAAGTTGGCAGCTATTGTACAACGATTAGTATCTGTTTCTAGTAAAGATGATGACGGAAATGAATTTGGAATTTCCGATGATGAACGACGTCGATTATTAGAAGAGGCAGAAGCTGAAATTAAGACAATACAGAAATCAGCTACGGTATCAATCGAAGAACAGAAAGATAAAAAGGATTTAGATGGCACAGGTATTCGTGGCGGAAGTCATTGATGACGGACCAGCGTATGGTACAGATTTACAATCGCGATTAAGCTCAATTGGATCATTATTTAGTGGCAACGGAGTACCTCCGGTAGGTACAGTTGAATGGAGATCTGGTGGTTCATCTGCCGAAGGTGCGGTTACTGGATTCGCTGCTCCATTATTTCCATTTTTACAGCAAGTGCCAATGATTGGCGAATTTGTATTGTGTGTAGGCGTACCGATGCCAACTGGCGATGGTCCTACATCTGCCGCGGCTTATTATTATATCGGGCCTATCATGATAGATGGTAGTCGAAATCGTAATCTAGCACCAGGTGTATTTCAACGCGGTGCAACACCTATACCATTAACTGTATCACCCGTACCTCCGATATTTCCAAAAAAAGCTATTCCTAAATTAGCTCCATTAGTAGGTGATACTATCATTGAAGACCGTCATGGGTCATCAATTCGAATGTCAGCGACTCAATTGGCTACTGCTATTACCACAAATGATCCGACTAAAGCTAGTCAGTTTCCATGGACTAAACCAGGTCCTAATCCTAATCCATTGTCACCGCCATTTGTAACTGCATTATCAGCCGGTAATCCTATAATGATATTATCAACGGGAAATGTTGGTAAAGCCTCGCCTGCATTACTTAAAAAAGCTGCTGGCGCACCGGCTACTTTAGTTGAATCGATATCAAGTGATATGTCAACGATATATCTCACATCTGATCAGCAATTAAATTATTTTCTACCTTTTCCAGCTGGTACGGCGAGAAAACAACCTATAGCATCTAAATCGGATAAACAGATATCGTTTGAAGCTGCGATTAATGAGCCTCGAGTTTCAAATAAACAAATTATTGCTGTTGGAGAACAAAATGCAGGGCTTAATCCAGGATCAGCTAATGGTAAGATTATCGGTACAGCTAAAGGCGAAACAACACTTTTAGCAGCTAACCCGCATTGTCTAAACGACTTTACAACGGGTCCGGTATATCCAATTCCAAAAGGTGGTCAGATTAATGATGTGGCATTTAGTCAGATATTTATGAGATCACATCGTATTGTATTAGATGCTCGTTTAGATAGCGTGTTAATAAGTGCAGATAGAGATGTTAAAATGGCAACAAAGAATTGGCGAATGGAAGTTGATTCATCAATGTCATTAATTAACGAATTGTTTAATCAAGTAACATTGCTAACTATGCATTGTCAGGAATTAACTGATATACTATGTGAACATATGAGAGTTAGTACTGAAATGCAGTTTCCTACCGGCGTCGGACCGACTGGCCCAATGTTAAAATTCTATAAAGATCAGATGGATAAACTACGTTCTCAATTAGGTGGTTTTAGCGCTGGTGCGACTAATCCTAAACCAGAACCAGATTTTGAAGCAAGTACTACATATAAACGATTCGTTGAAAGGCAGACACATATAAATGATCTATTCAAAGAATTTGCAATTCAACGAGTAAGCCAAGCGGATAAAGAAAAAACAAAAGCAGGTCGTAAAGCATAAAGGATAAATTAATGGCAATTGATCCGCAGTCGATATTAAAATATCTTGAAGATTTTTGTGTTAAAGGGACTATGCAAGGACCATGGCCCAATACTCAAGTTATTCCTAATTCTTATACTACTGATGGCCCTCCTAAAGCAAAAACTGATGTTTTTCAAAGTCCTACATTAACCGAGTATATTACAGCCGCATCTCAATACTATGATATGCCTGAGCCTGGATTAAAAGATGCTCCGCCTATGATGGCAACGGTTGTATGGGAAGTGATTGCACATAATATCGCATATAATTTTCATTATTCACGTAATGGTAAATTGCCTACCGAAGGCTGTACGCCGAAAAATACAGCGAAAATTAATTTTGTTGCTGGACCGTCAGCTCTTATAATTGCTACACCAACCGCTCCATCGATGTTTGCATACCCGCAATTAATTAATAGACAGGGCGGCGGACTTGCACGTGCAAAAGCTTCAATTGATATAGCTAAAGCAGATGAAATTAAAAAAACTATCATCGATTGGTTCAAAGCAAATTACGAATATTCAATTAAAAAAGGAAAAGAAGCAAATATAACAGCCCAGCAATTAGCAGAAGCAACCGCTCCTGATACGAAAACCCAAGCCAAAGCTGTTAGTAAAGCATTTAATGATTATTTTGTAAAATCAACGTATTCTGCAAAACCAGGAATTCCATTACCACCGGCATTAGTTCCAAAATCAACTGATCAGGAATATTTTCCGGATATGGCACCGCATAAAGACACTGATGGAAATTCCGAAGGGCCTCCTCGGGCTGGCTCCGCTGGTTATTGTATTGGTCCGTTTTATCGTAAAGTAATATTAGAAGATGCTTCTGGTACTTGCAAAGTTAAGGATGGATCTATAACACAAAAGTCTCCTAAATTTAAGTTATCGGAAGCTCCTATCGACGATGTTGAATTTTTTATTGATGATGAGGCCGGTAATCGCGAAACACCGCCAGGTAGATTACGTAATTATTTAGGAGCTAATTACAATTCATTTGTACGCGGCCGAGATGCAAATTTTGGAGGTATTACTGGGTTACCGGTTAACGGTGGACAATACATTATTATAAACTATAAAGATCCGGATTCAGGCGAAGATAGATCAATAAATACTCAAGTACGAGGTCTAAATACTGCCGGTTCGAATACACCGGGCAATCCAGCAAAAAACGAAAACTATGGTAATCCAATCCCGCCAGAAGAATTGATCACGTTAGAATACGGCGCACCGGAGATTGATTCAGGTCTTCAAATACAAAATTGGGTGCGTGATGATAATGGTATCCAACATGTATTAGGCGTGAAATTTAATAATACCAATGATAAAAATACAGCTTGGGGTGGCCCCGGGAATAACAGATATTATAGTAAAGATGAACGTGAAGATCCTGTCGTATCATATATGTCAAATGCTCGCGTTGCATTGGAAACACCCGCACCAGATACAGGCGAAGAAGGTTTAAGTCAAGCTGATCCGCGTACATGGGGTCCATGGACTGAATATGCGAGAGAATCAGATGTAGAACGCGGTGATGAATTTGCAATTAATTCTCGTCGGTTCAAACATCTCGTGCCAGATAAAGCAGCGTTTGCCGCGGCGCGAGAAGCTACTCCAGATCCATCATTTAATGATATCCCGGGAGTAAAAATTAACGGTGCTCCATGTTTACCAGCATTAAACAAATCATATTGGGGATATCGATTAAGAGAAGTATTTGATGAAACTAAAGGTGATCCTGCGAGTCAAGCAATATCCGCCGGTGAACGACCGCAACCAAATTCTGCTGGTGTGATATGGGATAATGTTAAGGGCATAGCCGGACCAGTACCGCCATTGGTAATTAAAGAAGACAAATCGAAGTGTACATTTGAATGGTCAAATGCAACAGTTTTAATGAAAGCTGGTAAGGTCGGACCAAACGACGGAACGGCGTTCAAACGCACAGATACAAATCATCCGTCAAATCATGACATGTATTTTTCAATTGCATCACATTTCATATCGGGGCGCAAAGGCGTTGCAGCAACTATCGATGCAAATGTTATAGGCGAGATAAAAGGTGGTATGGTATATTTTGATGCTACTAAACAGATTATAGCTCCATATGCACCACCACCAGCATTAAAGCCGTTTATGCCTAATACTGCAAAAGGTACCTGGTAGTAAAAGTTTCCTGATTTAGACCCTTTCCATATTTATATAAAATGGAAAACTATGGATACTAAATCATTTACATCTTTACTTCGAAAAATTATAAGAGAAGAAGTTAGGTCTGCGGTTCGTGATGAAATGAAAACGTTATTAAATGAACGCAAAACCGACCACAAACAAGTTATACAACATGGTTCTAGATTACATCATATGACTGAAAAGAATCCGTATGATGTTACATTTACAGCGAAACCAGCAAAGGCTCCCAAGCCAAAACAGTTTGTTAAAGATTCAATGTTAAACGACTTGTTAAATGAAACTGCATTGTCATCCGCTGAAATAGAACAGGATTGGCCTACAATGAATTTTCAGTCAGAAATGGCTCAAGCATTTGGTGGTGGTCAGCCAGCTGTTGTACCAGTTACTGATTTTGATCATCGACCAGTTAATATGGATAATCCAAATGTAGTGGCAACAGTGGATGCTATGACACGTGATTATTCAGCATTAATGAAAGCCATTGACAAGAAAAAAGGTATTAAATAATGGGTCAAAGACCAATATATCAATATCAAGTAGATCGTACTAATCCAGATCGCGCTGTCGGTATCTTGTTACCGTTCAATAAACCAGTCGAAGGTAAAGCCATTGCAGATAACTACGCATCTGGATCGATTGGCGCTGGTGGTGTATTTGTACAATCATATACAACAGAATTGCAATCAATATCAAATCTTAAAAATTTGTTGTTGACTCGTAAAGGCGAGCGTTTTATGCAACCTGATTTTGGTACAGATATTTATGGTACAGTTTTTGAACCAAATACCGATTTGATACGTGAAAATTTGCAATTGTCATTGCAAGATGATATTGAATTTTGGTTACCGTATATTCAAATATCTGCAATAGATGTTACCGGTAACATTGATAATTATAGTATATCAATACGTATTCGATATACAGTACGTAATTCAAATACTGAACGTGTTATCATTGTATTAGCAAATGAAAATGAAATTATTCTCTCAGAGATTGATAATAATCCGACAAAACTTACACAGATAGGTTATTTCTAAGGATAAGATATGGACTTAATTAAAAAAGACGTTAAATACTTAAATAAAGATTTTGCTCAATTCAGAGCAAACTTAATCAATTTTGCACGTCAGTATTTCCCGAACAGTTATAACGACTTCAACGAGTCTTCACCGGGTATGATGTTTATGGAAATGGCATCATATGTAGGTGATGTTTTATCATATTATACTGACCAATCATTCCGAGAATCTGTATTAGCTAATGCACAAGAAAATGCCAATGTATTACAGTTAGCTCAATTGTTTGGTTATCGTACAAAATTAAATACACCTGCAACAGTTGTATTAGATGTATATCAATTGGTACCAGCTAAGGGTACTGGCAATACTGCAGAACCTGACTATGACTATGCGTTATCTATTAAAGAAAATGTGCAAGTGCAAACCATTGAGGGTATCAACTTTGTAACAACCCAACCCGTAGATTTTGCAGTTGATACAGCAGCCGATCCTCGTGAAGTATCTGTATATTCAACAGATGCAATTGGTAACATAGAATTCTTTTTGTTACGTAAACAAGTACCAGGTAAATCAGGTGAAATCAAAACAAGAACCTATACATTTACTGCTCCTAAGCCATATGATAAAATTACATTACCAGAAACAAATGTAATTGATGTCATTGACGTTATTAGTAGTAGTGGTGATGAATGGACTGAAGTTGATTATTTAGCACAAGATACAATATTTGAAGCAATTGCAAATGTGCCGTTTAATGATGCTGAATTATCAGATGACAGAAGTTCTGTACCATATATATTAAAATTAAAACGTACTCCTCGAAGATTTATAACTCGTTTACGTAA